GACAAATGAATTGGAAACCGATACTTGATGCTTGATTACAAGGTGCGCTTGCCTACTCCCCACGAAAAACAGCGGATTTTCATCAACAGTCCAGCCAAGCGGAAAATCATTCGCGCTGGCCGACGCAGCGGCAAAACTGAAGGCGCAGCAATTCATACTATAGAACAATTCCTGGCCAAGAAACGCGTTTTGTATGGCGCGCCAACCGCTGACCAGTTGGCGCGCTGGTGGACAGTGGTGACGCGCGCATTAGCCAAGCCGATCAAGGCCGGGATATTCTACAAAAACGAAACCGAACACTTGATCGAATTGCCAGGCACAGAGCAGCGGATACGCGGCAAGACATGCTGGAATTCCGATACCTTACGGGGGGATTATTGTGATCTATTAGTGCTGGATGAGTGGCAGTTGATGTCCGAGGACACTTGGGATACGGTGGGCGCGCCGATGTTACTCGACAATGATGGCAATGCGATATTCATTTATACACCGCCCAGTCTGCACAGCCGGAGCGCATCAAAGGCGCGTGATCCGCGCCATGCCGCCAAAATGTACGCGAAATTCGACGCCGAGCAAAAAGCAGGCAATTCACGCTATCTGGCTCTAACGTTTACCAGCCATGATAACCCGTACTTGAGTAAAATTGCTTTAGAAGAAATCACGCAGGATATGACTCATCTAGCGATCCGCCAGGAGATTATGGCTGAGGATATAGACGAAGCCCCTGGCGCGCTGTGGCATAGACAGACGCGGATTGTGGAGGGGCGGATGCTATACGGCATTGAGGATAACCGCGTTCGCCAGGCCCCGGAGTTGGCGCGGATTGTTATTGGAGTGGATCCATCTGGTTCCAGCATCGGCGCGGAATGTGGGATCGTTGGCTGCGGGATAGCGCGCGGCGGCGACATGGATGGCCATCACTATACATTGGCAGATGTCAGCATCCAGGGCAGCCCGGATACCTGGGCAAACGCGGCTTGCACACTGTATCATCTACTCAAAGCCGATATGATGGCTGCTGAGCGCAACTATGGCGGCGAGATGGTCGAGAAGGTAATCAAAGACACCGACCCAATCATAAACATAAAATTGGTCAACGCCACACGTGGTAAGGCAGTTCGCGCTGAGCCAATTTCCGCGCTATGTGAGCGTGGTCAGGATCACATGGTTGGAGAGTTTCCGTTGCTCGAAGATGAATTGTGCCAATGGGTGCAAGGTGATAAAATAAGTCCTAACCGCCTGGACGCAAAGGTTTGGGCGGATACAGAACTAATCGAACGCGGTGTCAAGCGCGCGGCCCGCAGTTGGCAAGGATAAAACATAATGGCGACTAAAACTGACTTGGAAATTGCATTCAAGGCGATCACTGGCAAACGTATGAGATTAGATACGTTGTTCAGTTATGTGAACGGCGGCCAACCTCTGAAGTACTCCACTGAACGGCTGAAGGAAACATTCGACAATATCAAAGTCCATTTTGAGATTAACTGGTGCAGCGTGATTGTGGATGCCACGCTCGACCGGTTGGAGCTGAACGGGTTTGACACCAAAGACCAATCTGCCAATGATTTGCTGGATAATCTATTTGACAGATTGCATATCGGCATCCAGGCGGACGATGCGCACAAGGCCGCGTTATCTATGGGGAACGCTTATATCATTGTCTGGAAACAAACTGATGGTCAGGTGGAGATCTACTACAACGACCCGCGTATTTGCCATGTGGTTTATGAGAACGCACGCCCGAACGTAAAACGGTTTGCGGCAAAAATGTTCTGCCGTGACGATGGGCATACTGAGATGACGCTATATTATCTGGATCGGTTGGAACACTATGTCACGCGTTCGGATAAGGGCAACGTGGATAATGTGAACGATTTTCAACTCGAATCCACCGAGCCGAATACGTTCGGCGTGATACCGGTTTTTGAATTGCGCACCAGCGGGGAGATCGACAAAGTGATAACCTTGCAGGATGCGATCAATAAGACTTTCGCAGACATGATGGTGGCGGCTGAATTTGGCGCGTTTACGCAGCGGTATATCATTAGCAATAGCGATCCGAGCAATCTGAAAAATGCGCCTAACGAAATCTGGTGGATACCATCCGGGGAGGGCGTCGGTCAAGCCGCCAGCGTCGGTCAATTCCAATCTACTGATCTCGGAAATTATCTGGATGCGATGGATAAACTAGCCAACAGCATGGCGATCATCTCGCGCACACCGAAACACTATCTGATGACGACCGGTGCGAACATCTCCGGCGAGGCGTTGCTGGCGATGGAAACGCCGTTGACGCGCAAGGCCGAAAAACACCAACAGCGATTTAATACTGCCTGGCAGGATGTAGCTCAGTTTATCCTGCAGCTGAGTGGGATAACATTGGACGCCAACGCAATCACGCCAGTTTGGAAACGCGTAGAGAGCATCCAGCCGTTTACCGAAGCCCAGGCAAATCAAATTGCCATCAATATGGGCATTCCACTAATCACCATTTTGCGGCGGCAGGGATGGACGGAACAAGAAATCCAAACACTTGAAGATGATCGAAAAAACGAGAAGGTGTCCCGACGTAATATAGCGCAGGCTGTGTTGGATACGCTGCGAGTGAAGGATGCGCAAAGCAATGCTCCCGCTGCCTAAACCGCGCCCAGATGATCCGCTTATCATCCATGTTCTGCGTGAGTACCGCGCCCGCATGGACGACATGGAGTCGGTGCTCATGCGCGATATGGCGCGCCGCTGGCTGGTCATCGAGGGCGGCTTGGACGCAGACATCTCTGCGCTGGCGCAGGAGATGGCGCGTCGTACAGCAGCGGGGGAGACGATAACAAAACAAATGGTGTGGCGCGCCGAGCGGTATCAGATCATCAAGGCGCGTTTGGCGGATGAGATGAAGAAATACAATTTGGATTACGCCTCTGGCGCTATTTCAACTGCACAACGGCAGTATGCCAGTCTGGGTATAAATGCTGCCCAAGATGCGATCACAGCCATGTATCCAAGTCCGCTTTCGGCGGCGTTCAATCGGATCAATGTGGGGGCGGTTGAGAGTATGATCGGTTTTGCAGGTGATGGTTCGCCGCTGCGAACATTGTTGGTAAAAGATTACGGCGTGGCAGCGGACGGATTGCTGGATGCGCTCATCAACGGTTTGGGGCGCGGCTTGGGGCCAGCGCAAATCGGGCGAGACATGGCAGATGGGATGGGGATGGGTCTTGACCGAGCCCTGCTGATCGCGCGCACTGAGGCAGCCAGGGCATATCGGACTGCGTCCACACAGCAATACCGGGATAGCGGCGTAGTGACAGGATTTATGCGGCTAGTCAAAAAGGCAACCGCTTGTTCCGCGTGCTTGATGCTGGATGGCGAGCGGTTCGAACTCGAGGACGAATTATACGATCACCCACGCGGCAAATGTGATGTAATTTGTGTAGTCGAGGGTGTTCGCCCGCCGACGTGGGAGAGAGGCCAGGATTGGTTCGCGGCGCAACCACCCGAGGAACAGCAGCGGATACTCGGTTTAGAACGTTATCAATTGTGGAAAGATGGACAAATCAAACTATCCGATTTGGCGCGCAAGACACATAACGATGTGTGGGGCGACTCGCCACATGTGGCAACACTGACCGAGTTATCAAGATGACCGACCGCGAATTTTGGCTTCTTATCCGCCGCGCGTTGTTGATGGTGATCCGCGCCATCGAGAAGAGGTATGGTATTGACAAAAAATAAGGTATAATAGGGTTGTAGCCAGCACCGCTCATTGAGCCGTGCGTAAACCGGAACTGCCAACAAGCCCGTTCCTCAAATCGAGGAATGGGTTATTTTATTTCTGCGAGAAGCAGAGAAGGGAAAGGGCGAGATGCCTACACCGGAAGAGACAAAAGCACTACAAGAGCAGGAAGCAGCGGACAAGGCGGCTAAAGAGGCCGCCGAAGCTGCAAGGCCCGCGGATTGGGAGACCTGGTTCGCGGCGCAAGACGAAACTGTGAAGGAACTTTATAAACAGCACTCTGAAAATCTATTGAACACGGTCAAGGCAACCCGTCAGGAGCGTGACGCTCTGGCGAAGCAGATCAAGGAACTGGCGAAAAGCCAGACGGAGGGCAGTGATGCCCGCAAAGCGTTGGATGCAATGGGCGAGAAGCTCGAAGCAACCGAACGCCGAGCCGCATTCCTTGAGGACGCCACGCGACCGGAGGTTCAATGCCGCAATCCGCGAGCTGCGTGGTTGTTGGCAGACGCCGGAGGGCACTTCGACAAACATGGACGCCCCATTTGGGATGCCATCAAAGCCGAAGCCCCTGAACTGTTCGGAGCAACTGTAGCACAAGCCAACGCCGGAGCGGGAACTGGAAAACCCCCGTCGCCGGCACAAAATATGAACGCTTTTATCCGCGCCGCTGCTGGGCGGAAATAAGGAGAAACTAAATGTCCTATAATTCTGTAATTTCACGAGCTGACGCCGCCGCTCTCATTCCTGAAGAGGTGAGTGCAGAGATCATCAGTTCATTGCCAACGATGAATCCAATCATGCAGTTGGCGCGCCGCTTGCCGAACATGAGCCGCGCTCAGCGCCGCTTGCCCATCATGGGCAGTTTCGCAACGGCCTATTTCGTCTCCGGCGACACTGGGTTGAAGCAGACTTCGGATGTCACCTGGGAAAACAAATACATTGACGCCGAAGAACTGGCTGTCATTGTACCCATCCCCGAGGCCGTGTTGGATGACGCCGATTTTGACATCTGGTCGCAAGTGCGCCCAGAGATCGAACGTGCGCTGAGCAAAGCGGTCACTGCCGCCGTGTTCTACGGTACGAACATCCCTGCAACCTGGACGACTAACCTGGGCGCGGCCGGCATCGTAGCTGGTGCGACTGCCGCCAGCCATACCATCTCGCTCGCAGCCTATACCGACCTATACGAAGCAATCCTGGGCGAGACCGCCGCAGGCGTTGGCGGTCTGTTCATGCTGCCAGAGGCGGACGGCTTTATGGTCACCGGTTCCATCGCTCACATGTCCATGAAGGGTATGCTGCGCAATGTGCGGGATACCAGTGGGCAGCCGATCTTCAAGGTCAATATGCAGGACGCGGCGCGCTTCGAGCTAGACGGGACGCCGATCTATTTCCCGACGGATGGGAGCGTAGTCTCTGGCTCGTCCTTGCTTGTTTCCGGCCAGTGGGACAAACTTGTTTATGCCATGCGCCAGGACATCACCTACAAAGTGCTTGACCAGGCGGTGATCCAGGATAGTTCGGGTAACATCGTCTATAACCTGGCGCAGCAGGATATGGTCGCTTTGCGTGCTGTGCTTCGGTTAGGTTTTGCGCTGCCGAACCCGCCGACTATGATGAACGAGACGGACGCAACCCGCTTCCCGTTCGCGGTTCTGACGGCATAGTGTAAGGAGCGGCGATGATAGTTGTGCTGCTGGAAGCTTACGGCAAACAAAAGGCAGGTAAAATCGTTAACCTACCTATCGATGAGGCGCAGCGGTTGATCGATCAGGGATATGCCAATCTGTTGGAATCCCCCGCTGCACCCAAGAAGATAGACAAACCAGCCCCTCAAAAGGGGGCTGGTAAGGAGAAGAGGACGCGGTGACGGGAAACTATTTGTCGAGTATATCCGGCTAAGGTTGTGATATGAGTCTTGTAACGGCTGCCCAAATCGCTCAATTGCGGCGCATGGTTGCAGAACCAACTATTATCACCTATTCTGATGCGCTCCTGACAACCTACATCGAGGCCTATCCGCATCTTGACAAGCAAGGCGAACTTCCTTACACACTTTCCAGCGATACCCCGCCGACGCAGGAAGTC